CTATAGAGTGGCGTTGGATGGGTCCTGTTTATGAAGATACAACTCAGGACAAACTTAACCAATCAATNTTTACTAGGAACCTACAGGAGTTAGGTGTTGATAGCATAGAAGCACTGAAGTATTTGTTCCCTTCAAAAACGGACGACGAAGTTGCTGGCATGCTCAGCGGTTTCCCGTTCCGGATGGTGGGAGAAGTACAGAGGGCAATGGCCACATTTATTGATCTCGTAAATCAACAAATGAGGACCCCCCATCCGCAGCAACCCAACTTACCCATGGCTGCGGATCCGAGACTTGATCTCACCCCCTTCCTTTACCGAACTCTCGAAAGCCTACAAAAAGAGGTAACCTATGCAGGCCGATACCGCAATGCCGACCCAATCGGCACCCCAAGTATCTCAGACCCAACCGATCAGCTACGCGGCTCCAGTTTCTCAAACAGCAGCCTACGCGCCAACGGTTTCAACAACGTCCCAATGGGTGGCGCCTTACCAGCAGGTAACGGCCCCAGCACCGCAAATGCAGGCCCAGATGGGCGTCCCCCAGACGCAATACAGCCCTACAGCGTCGTACCCCCAAGCTTACCAGGCGTCCCCACAATCGCCCCAGTCGGAGAATCCTTACAAGGAGGCATTCAACAGGGTAGTAGGACTCCTGAGTTCGCCGGTGCAATTCCCGTTCCAGGGTCAACAGTCTCAAACGAGTCCGCAGTACGCCCCGGCCAACTACAGTTCCCAAGTGGCTCCCCAGTACAGCAGCGCGGGGACGCAGACCTATACGCCTGGGATCAACAGCAACCAGGGTTACTCCAACGGTTATTCCCAAACTTCTCAGGAACTAACCAGGGACCAGCTCCAAGCAAACGGAGTAAGCGAAGCAAGTCTTAGTGTAATTGATCATTTCGGTGCTGATTGTCCAGTAATCCTTAATGATTATTCTTGCAAAATTGAAGACGCTCTTATTGTTACCAATAACCAGTTAATTCACGCAGTTAATCTTCTTAAAGAGTTATCCGCTGAGCATAAAGCTTACGAGACAATTCTTACAGATCCTGATGTACTTGCTGATTATACTTGCGAGTTCTTCGGTGAAAATGGTCCTTACCCTGTTCCCGATGAATCAGTTTCTTATAGCAGGCCTGTTGGTCAACAGTTTGTTAACCCAGCTGTTGCTCCTCAGTATCAGCGTCCTGACATGCCAGTTCCTCCTCAGCCTCAGCAAACACAAGGCAATCCAGCGGATTTCTGGAATAGTTTTGGTTCGTTGGCTGACCGTGACCCCGCTAATGCATGGCGCTATTTGAATGCAGCACAACAAAATCCTGATGTATTCCGCCAGAAACTTCTGGTAATGGAATGATCATTAGTTGATCTATTAAGTTTAGAATATGGGGTAGTAAGTGCTACCCCTTTTTTATTAAATATAGAGACATAAAATGTTTAATGCGCCACCGAACGTACAATCCGTTGTTTCCAGTGCTGGAGAAGCAGTTAAGAGCGGTGTTCAAGCAACGGAAAAAGTAGGAAAACGTGCGGCTAATTTTATTGCTGCAATTGGAACAAGTGGCGGTCCTGTTGGATCCGCTGCGTTAATTGGATTTGGAGCCGGTGCGGTTACCGGTGCATTGGCAACTGCTTACCAACGTGAGCAAGGACTACATCGAATGGCTGGAGAAGCTATTGAAATTGGTAGCCCACACTCACAAAGTGTAGTAATGCCCCCGGATCTACAAGCTGGATATTTAAATTTAAATACTTTTGGATCACCTCTACCAACACATGGGTTAATGGGTGCGCATAACTTGCGTGCCTCACAAAGAATCCAAGATCAGGCAACTGCATCTGCACAGCAATATATCTCAGCATATATGCCTCAAACAGGTCAGCTTCCTTTTGGAGAAGTAACTCAACAACCACAACAAAAAGGTCGCCGCTAATGGACCACAACAAAGCCAAGAAAGCTAAAACAAAAGCTAAAGCACGCAGCACACAAAAAAAATCCTCCCAAGAACAAGTTGCTCAGCAACAGGCTGCCACAGCACAGATGATGGCAATGTCTCAGCAACAGGGTCAGGGTTTTATTAATCCAGAAGTGCAAGCACAGCAAATTGCTTTACAAACACCAACAACTAATCCTTATCACATGATGGGAGCAATGGCGCCTACAGCTTACCGTTATGGAAACATGGTAGATGGTTACTCTGGAGTCGATCCACAATTCCGTCCAATGGGTTAATAATCGAGGTAAGTAAGTCTTTGCTATAATTTTATTAATGGAGCAAATGTTCCAGATACTTTGAGGTAATTAACCTCAGGTTTCAGCTAATCCTTACGCTGAGTAACCACTATGTTTATCGATAACGACTTTCCCAAGCTGTTGGGCGCGGAGCTGTACCGCCCTCACCCAGCGTATATCGTGGAGATGGCGGCTGAGCCCGTCGTGGTCCATGACTTCACTAAACAGCCAGGACAGACTGTGCAGCTGGACCGTTATCGTTTCTGGGGCAACCCTGGGACAAAGACCAGCCGCGAGCGTACCCAAGATCAAACTATCGGTACTGCTAGCAGTCGTGCAATCGTAAAAGACAAGGTTCTTGTTTCTTTGCGTGAGTACACTGGTCCTGCCGACCCTAATAATACAAACCTTCCCAGCACTTTTAAGATTGCTAGGGAGACCCTGATGACCGCTCAGCGTCTTCTTTTGGACTCCGGGAACCTTAATATGTTCCACCAGTCCATCGGTTCGTTGACACTTTTGGATGATTATCGTCGCTGGAGGGACCGTGTGTTCCTTGATGAGATGGCAAAATCCGAATCCCGTGGTGCATCTGGCGACACACAGGGTGGTTACTACTACCCCAATGGTAAAGCCAAGTCTTCTTCTACTGTACTTAGCTCTTATAGTGCTACCGAATACGCTTCTGAGCGTTACAAGTTTAACGTAAAGACCGACCTCCTAGAGGTTGTTCGTCAACTGCGTAAGCGTAACGTTCCTGTATTCCAAGACGGTTACTATCGTTGTATTGCTGACCCTTCTTTCATGAAGGATCTGCGTGCTGATCAAGGCTTCCGTGAAATTGCCCGTTACCCAGGTATGGGTCAAGGCAACCCCCTCATGGGTGCTGCTGGTCCTAACCAGGCAATTTATGGTGGCGGTCAATATGGCCAAGCAATGTTTGTTGCTGGTGAGCCCGTGATGCCTACCGGATTTGTATTTGAAGGAGTACGCTTCTTCGAGTCAACCAACTTTGCTGAAAAATCCATCACTTGTGATATTGGCGATGGTAGCGGTGCCATTACTCACACCACTCCCCCAGGCCTTTTCTTTGGTCCTCAGGCAGTAGGCGTTGGTATCGGTGGCCCTAACGCCCAAGTTCTTATTAACAACAACGACGACTTTAGCCGTTTCATTATCTTGATCTGGCAACTGTACGCTGGTTTTGCTAATTTGAACAAGGACTTTATCACCTCTGCTTTCACCGTTATTTGAGAATAAGAGGTACTAACAAATGGCAACTTACAAATCAAATGCTGGAAACATCCTCCAGCCCGGCGCTCAGATCAATCGCCTTTCTTCGTTCAACGTAGAAGGTGTTTATGGTTGGCCAGGTATTGAAGCGTATGAACTGGTTGGTTATGTAAAGATTAGCAATTTAGTTGCCGATAGGGCAAGCTACAAGAGCTTTGATATTACTGTCCCTTCACCAGATCGTCGTGTTGACGACCGTGTACGCGATAACCGTACTTCATTGGTTGTTAATGCTTCTACTTTGCGTCCAGCTTATGTGTACGGTGCTTCTGTAGCCGTAGCACAGGACATTCCTTCCGGTGGTGTAGTAGGATTCCCCGCGTCTCCTGTAACTGCAGACATCGGCGGAACAACTAGCGATCTTCTTTTCCTTGGCCCTAATAACGCTGGTGTTCCTTTTGGTATACCTAGTTCACAGGCCAACGGTTTAGCTGCTGCTTCTTCTTACCTAACTGCTGCTTCTAACCTATTTACTCAAGGTTCAGCAGCTGTTACAGGTGGTGGTACAACAGGCATCGCTCCTTTCCTTAACACTGTTACTACTGCAGGTATTGTTGCTGCTAACCTTGCAGACTCAATGCTCTACAAGGTGACTGCAGACACTACCTTCAAGGTGTTTAGCACCACTGGTGTTACTGCAACCACTGTTAACGGTGCTGGTGTCTTTATCAGCGCAGCTGATTCTGATGCTGGTAAGGCAGGTTACTTGTTGTGCAGGGTTAATTACCTACGCACAGCAGCTGCTGTTTCTTGGAATGACATCCAAGGTTTTATTGACTTTGCTTCTCAGGTAGGCGGCAACGATACTTGATACTGGCCAATAAGGGTTAAGGTGGGTATTGTATTGATAGCTGTCATTTCATTTTTTAAATGCTGTATCAATACAAGCCCACCGGCTCCCTCCTTGAAGTTGTCTCTAAGCATGGGGAGGGAATCCTCATGTGTGTCGATTCACAAGATGAAGTTTGGTACGTAGCGGAAGAGGACCTTGTACCACATCTTGATGCTACAAATGAAAAAATCCGTACAGAAGAACGTCTTGCTGCTCAACTAGAAGAAGAAGGCGTTAAACCTGCAAAAGCAACTAATCGAGAAACATTTCCACTTGACGTTAGGATTAACATCAATACTGCAAGTGCAAGACAGATCGCCGATGCATTACCTGGAGTAGGATTAAAAACAGCACGGGACATTAAAGATTTACAATCTTCAATGACCGGTGAAAAGTTCGTTAAACTAGATCAACTTAAGTCCATCAAACGGGTTGACTGGGACGAAATCTTTAAAGAAAATCTTATCCGCGTTGAGTAATGCAACTCGATAGCTTCCTCAAATCAAAAGTCCGCTGGCACTTGGGATATAACACTACAAGCGTCCCTGCTGGTGATCAGGCACGTCTTGAGGAAGCTGTCAACAACATCCCAGATTCGTTCTGGTATTCAAAAATTGTCGAACAAGTAGGTAGGTGCGATCAAGCAGAAAAACGTACCGACATGACTGGTAGTGTTAATAACAATACTATTCCGCGTAATCGTATTGAAAGTATTGCAGGCGACGTAGATCGTACAATTGCTACTTCTGATTTTAGAGAAACACTTAAAACTTGGACGGCGATTTATATATACGAGACGGATCGATTAGCCCTACATCTTTATGTTCCCAATTACCGAAACCCTGAACAGGCTAGGTATCGATTTGATCGGGAAGGAGCTGAATTTATTCAAGCACTTCCAGGCCCTGCTGACGTTTCTGTTGGTACTAGGCTCATGCTTTCAAATAGTTTCCGCTAGAGAGGTTAAGAATAAAATGGCAGCCTTAAACGCAAGTCAGCTTTTACAATTAGCTCAAAAAGCAGGGTTTAAGGATAAAGAAGCCAAGACCATGGCTGCAATTATTCTTGGTGAGTCCAGTGGCAGGCCGGATGCGTACAATCCAAATGCGGCTACTGGTGATAAATCTTACGGACTTGCTCAAATAAATATGATTGGTTCCATGGGACCAGCAAGATTAAAGCAGTTTGGTTTACAAAAAAATGAACAACTTTTTGATCCAGCTACTAATTTAGCTGCTGCACAGAAAGTTTATTCTGAGGTTGGGAATAAATTCACACCTTGGTCTGTATATAGTTCTGGTGCATACAAACAATTCTTACCTCAAGTAGAGAAAGCAGCCTTAACTCCACAGCAGTTACCAACACCTCAGCCATCAGAAGCTACACAGGCTAAGGTCCCAACTCCAGACGGGACATCTAAAACAGGGAATACATTTATTGTTTACACCGGAGACAAATCACCAACTGACTTTCTTAATGATTTTATAAAAGAAAAACAATCCGTCGATTCAACCGGTCTTACTAAATCTAGTCAAATTGATCCAGTGAAACTATTGACTGATGCTTTTAAGGTTAATTATTTTGACAATTAAATTAGAATTTAATTAAGCAATCTACTATTATGTCAGAAAAATCTATTGTTGATGTAGGTAAGTTTCTTCAGAAATACGGATTAAAGATAGGTGAAAATCCTGCTTTTGGAGGGGTCTCCAATGTACATACAAAAGGTTCTTACCATTACACCCCAGGTGGCTCTGCAATTGATGTTACTGACTGGAGGCCGGACATGGCACCTGCTTATGAAGGAGGTCCTTCTAAGAGCTGGAAACAACGTACAGGGGAACTGTCTTGGCGTGCTAAAAAGTTAGGTGCCTTTACCGAAGCACTTGGACCCGGTGACCCTGGTCACAGCGAACACGTGCATTTAGCGTTAGCAAAAAACGCTCCTATATCTGAACAACAATTAGAGTGGCTTGCAACTGGTAGATATAAGACGCCGGAAGGTAAGCTTTCTAGCTCCCTTCCCACTAGCTACGCTTCAGGACAATCTTTACCTGCTACAACACAACCTGCACAACCTCAAACCGCACAGCAAGGAGCAGGTAATACGATTGTTCTTGTTCCTGGTATGCCTAATCAGCCGAAGTCTAGTGAAGATTACCTTACTGATTTTCTTTCAAAGAACTTTACTAAAACAAGTACTGGCAATGTAACGTCTCAAATTGATCCAATTGCAGCGTTACGACAGGCCTTTAATACACCATCTACTTTTGAATAATGAGATTCGCTCAAGTCCCTGGCTATGAACCGAGCTTTCCCGTTACCTACGGTAATTTATATGGAGACAGTACGTTAACTACTGCAGGTTTTAGTGACCCATTTAACATGCAGCGCACTGAGAAAATAATGCATTGTCCATACGTAGTATCTTACAATGGTATTGAGGAGCCACGGTTCCAACTAAACAACCCAGCATATATGAGGGAGGTTGACCGCTCTCATAGCGACCCACTGCCTCCAGTTGGGTTAAGCCGTAACTCAAGACAAAACGATTTACATGGCGTATACAAAACCTGAACTTAGGGAACGACTTAAGAATCGAATAAAATCCGGTTCTAAAGGAGGTAAACCAGGACAATGGTCAGCCCGAAAAGCACAATTACTGGCGCAAGCATATAAACAAAGAGGAGGTGGCTACAGAGGAGAACAAACAGAAGGACAAAAATCCCTAAAACGTTGGGGTGAACAGAAGTGGATGACACGCGAAAACTACGAAAATAAAAACAAATGATGACAGACAAAGCAATTGAGCCCGGTCAAAAAAGTACGGAACGGTATTTACCAGAAAAAGCGTGGGCTAATTTATCACCAGAAGAACGGAAGAACACAGATAATAAGAAAAAACGTGGTTCTAGAGAAGGTAAGCAATTTGTACCTAATACCGAAAGGGCAAAAAAAGCTCGTCGCGCCGTAGAATTATCAAGTAAGAGAAAAAAACAATGAGTATCCATGGACAACGGACAGTAAGAAAAAAACTTGTTGACCATGCTGAGGATAGGACAAGACGACCAGATGAGAGGCCTGCAAATAGACCTCAAGCAGACCTTGGTTATACCCTTGGTGTACGTCAAGACTCATTACCTTTTGATGAACCCTTAAAAACCAACGCTGAAAAATTTGTTTCTCCCCAACGAACTAATCAAAAAAAACAACGAATGGCCGGTGATGTATTAGGCGCTTTAAACTATGATATAAAACAAGGTACTGGCCTTCCTTCTGCATTTAAACAATTGCAAGTTGGTAGTGCTGAGCTCCGTAACCCCGAAATTTCTTAGTAGCAATGCCTGGTAAAAATCAAATGCCACCTCAATTGTTGGCGCATTTTAAAAAGAAAGCAGCTAGCAAAGGCGAGTCAGAGGAGACTACGCCAGGAATGCAAAAAGAAAACGATAAAGCAAAGCGCAAGGAAGCACTGACAAAAGCTCGTACCCAATTAGAAGAAAAAAATAAAACAAAACGAAAAGAAAAATAAACAAACTACCGGTTAGTGAAAATACGCTACAATTAAAACAACGTAATTAAGTAGAGCCTTGTCGTCATCCTCTTCAAACAAGCAGCCTATGCTTCTTGATAGGCCTGCTAATTCAAGCACCCTAGTTACGGTAGCATCTGGCCAGTTATTTTCTACAAGCTTAATACCAACGGCAATTGGAAACTGCACAAAAGTTTTTGATTGCGATTCAGCACAAACAGATACTTCAATTAGCGGAGCATATATAGATGAAATATGGTTCCGTTATACAAAAAATAGTAATACTTTTATAGACGCGCAAACCGCTGGAGCCGGAACATATGCTCAGACAGGTACATCTGCAGTAATCGTAACATTAGCTAACCATAATCTACGTGTTGGTCAAAAAGTAGGTCTTGATTATACAAGTGGTACTGCTGTTGATGAAGTTGCAGTTGTTGCTTCAGTAACTACTACAACGTTTACAGTTACTAGTGCAGGAACTTTAACAACAAGTGGAAACGTAAGTGTATATCAACCAACTGATTTTGGTTTCTATTTGTTAAATACATCGACAATTACTAATACCAACCAGTTTTTTCCTTTGTTTGTTGCAAGTGTACCGTCAACTTATGATAACGTTGAGTACAGTCTTACTACAAATTTAGTTCTTCCTTTAATCAATCACCCGGTACCACAAGCTGGCGCAAACTTTACTAGTACTAACAGTACCGTTTCTCCAAAAATGCGTGGTTTAATGTTACAACGTGGACAAGCTTTATATGTTTCTGTAAGTGGTACAACCTCGTTAACAAATGGTTTTTATTGTAACGTACAAGCTGGTTACTATTAAGAACTAAAATGCCTTTTGGATCTAAAGGTTTTAGTGGTAAACCATTAAAAAGTTTTGATAGCGGTTTGTCCAAAGGGTTTGAAGAGGTTAGCAAGACAACATTACCGGAATTTTTTTTAGATGAGAACCCATTTAAATTTACTCCTAAAGATTCAAAATATAGGAGCAACATCCGCTTCTATGATCAGGACGCTTTGTGGACCAGGTGGAGACGTGGATATGAACTTTATACAGTTACGCAAAATGTTTTAGGTTCTTTTTCCCAAGAGAGAGCACAGCGTGGTGATTATAGAATGTACTGTTCGTTTCAACAGTTCCCTGGTGTATTTATACCTATACGTGTTTTTACTTTTCCTACAACAAATTCAGAACTTGGTAATCAGTTAGTAGGTATAAGAGATGCAAACTCATTAAATTTTTATAATTTTGGTTTACCAATACTTGAGGTACGTTATTTAGGAACAGCAAGAAGCGCAACATATTCCCAGGTCAGTACAACAATAACAGTTTCAAAACAAGATCATGGTTTTTTTGTAGGAGAAAATGTTTACCTTGTTTTTACTTCCGGTGCCGGTGTAAATGCAACACTTCCAATTACTTCAACAACTCAAAATTCCTTTACTTGTATTGCTGCTGCACCTCTAAGTACCGGAGGTAATTTAACAATACAGCTATCAACAATATTTACAGATTCACGTTGGACTGAACTCAGGACAAAACTTAGAAGTTTACCTACTGCAGCAAGTTTTCTTTCAGGCGAACGTTTAGTAGATAGGGTAATTGAAAAAGATCCAGGTATCTCTGCAACTTATTCAAGAGCAGGTTCTACATTAACTGTAACTTGTTCCTCTGTGCATGGTCTTTCAACTGGTAACACTGTTTACTTATCAATTAGTAGTGGACTTATTACCTCTGGTCAATACACTATTACCGTTACTTCAGTAACACAATTCACAATAACAACAATTACTAGCGGTGCAACAAGTGGCAATGCTACGGTAATTCGTTTAATAATGGGATTTAGATATGATGACTATGTTGGGTACACTGTAAACACAGTTGATGCCACTACAAATGAGATTGTTTTTTATCGTACAGATAGCTATGCAGCACAAACAATAAACAATAAAACGGAAACAGTAGTACCGGCTGCAAGGGGATTTGAAGTTGGTAGATTTTTAACAACCGAAGTTCGTTATCAATGTACATGTCAAGACTACACTAGGCGGTCAGGATATAATTTTTTTAAAGAGGGTATGCATAAAAATTTTCCAGTTACGGCAATCGGTTCTACTAAACCTGGTCAGTACCTAGATAAAGACGGTTCGTTAATTAATCAACGAGATAACGTAGGTGTTTTTTCTGATCTAGGTCATGTTGCTATTAATAATTTTTACCAACTACCTACTTATGAAGATACTTCAGATACGTCTTTTCCTAATTTAATGTATTATCAGTTAAGGTGGTGCAAACATATATATGCTGCTATGTTTTCCTTGAATCATGATGAAGGGAATTCCCCGTTATCTATTGATGCTAAGTATGTTCAAGCTGGTGTAAGCATTACAATTACCGCAGAAAATCATGGATTACAGGCTAATACAAAAGTTGAACTTGTATTTACAAGTGGCAGTGCATCGTCAGGCCAGTATACTATTACGCAAATTATTGACAGCAATAGTTTTAAAATTGTTTACCCTTTTTCAAACAATACAAGTGGATACTGCATTGTTGAGAATTTAAAAGAACATGATTATGTTAAAGTTTGGCTCTTGGAACCNAATGATAAGCCAGTTGGTGACTCTTTAGATGCATTTTATATTTCTTTTGACAAAGAAAATAAAAACTTGCGTAAAGCTGCAGAACGTTTTGCCCTAGTTAAACAAGGTGAAAAGTGGGTAGGAACACAGTCGGTTATAGGATCTAGAAATTTACCAGAAGATATTGCTAATATCGATCCACAACTTTTGGTAATGTTAATGACTGACGAAGTACGTAGAGGATCTTCAGGAACATTAGATAATCAAGGTGTTTTACAGAATAGTACACAGAGAATGATTTCAATGATTAGTAAATTATTAAACTTGCAACCGGAGTTTATTCTTGGCACTAAATTTGCCATGCTAGATGAGCCACTGATAAATTATATGCCGACATTTGATGCTGGTGCAATTAGAGGAGGTGCTTATTTAAATGGAGCGCCTACAGAAGATTTAGCCACGTTGACCTCTATTAATTGCTCAAGCTATGATCCGTATGTGCAGCAAGATACGGTAGTATCTTCTGGACGTTATATTAATTCTTAACCATGACCGTTCAAATATTAAGCCGCTTCTCAGATCTTCTTTATGATCGTCCCTTCCCAACAAGATTAGGTGTCCTTGCTGATGGCGTGGAAATGGCGTTGAACCATAACGCTATTGATCCGGGTTTATATTTTGCGGATAATACGTCAGGACCTACACGTGCCCTGATAAAAGTAGGCCCCACACATGTAGGCAGTACGGCTCCTAACCTCACACCCACTGGCCACACAAGCTACTCTAAGGGCGAATCCTGGTTAGATATCGCCAGCACTAAAATCCTTAAGGTTTATGATGGCACAACATTTCAAGCAACAAATGCTGTTGCTTCTGTTAGTGCGGGTAAACCATCTAATCCGATAAACGGACAACTTCATTATGATTCAGCTATACCAGGTTTATTTATATACTTAACAAGTAGTGCTAACTGGATTGCTATTTAACGCATTACCCTGTCAAGAATCCTATCTAACTTACTGTGAACAGCTTGCATCTCCCGGAGGAAGTCTTCTTTTAATACATAATCTCTAATTAAACGGTCTTCTAAAGAGTCAAGCTTGTCTTCAATTTTTTCAAAACGTTTATTTAAACGCTCTTGAGAATTATACAAGGCCTTAGAGAGACCAGCAAACGCAGCGATTCCTGCAGAAAGAGCAGTTAGAATTGTTTCTATTGGCATTGTTTTAGTCCTCTTACTATATATTCTAAAGGATTTAACAACTTAGAATAACATTAGAAAAATAAAGGTATCATGTCAACAGGGTACGATCCCAATATAGAAGGGGCTATTACTGTACTTGTTGATTTAATGTCAGGTAATGGTTTCACGCTTACCAGGCAACCATATGCTCCTAATTACAGGGGCTTAGTAGATTGCATTATTGATTTAAAAGACGGTTTATATGCATATGTTCCACACAGGGTTGGATTTAATGTTGTAGTTTTTGAAAACGTAAATAAAAACGATGCGGTTTACCTTAGAGCAGCAGACGGTCAAGCAGGAAAAGCCATTGCAAGTGGCGTGTCTTTTGATGCTGCTTGTGTTATTGGATTTGCTGAAGAGGCTGTTCTTTCAGGCGGAACTGCAAGAGTCATTGTTGCAGGTTTCCAAAATTTTACAGCTACTTTAGATCCAGGGGATTTGTATTTCCTATCTGCCGCAACAGCTGGTCAAATCGCAACAACACCACCAAGTACAGCTGGACAGTATGTGACAAGAGTAGGAGAGGCGTCAACAACCAGCGAATTTGTTATCCAAATAGAACCACCAATTAGGTTAAGGTAAATATGTCAATCACACCAATAAGTAATACTGGTTTATATCCAGGTCTTTCTTGGGCCACTGTATTTACATCAGGTAACCAAAGCGGTATATTTGCAATAAACGGTACGACAGCAACTGGAACACTTTTTGATTTTAAAAATTATTCTACGTCCGTTGAGCTTCTTTGTTGTTCTACTGATGGAATAGCTACAGTTTACGCAAACGGTGTTGCCGCAACCGGAATTGCGGTTGGTAGTACTTATGCTTCAGCTACGTGGATAACAGTTCTTTCTGGAGCAGGTACATTAACAAGCATAGCTGTTGAATCTATAAGTACACAAAGAGGAATATTATTTCAAATTCGTGTTGATGGAACTCAGCTTATTGATCTAAATCCTTACCCACCAAATGATGTTGGCGTAATCGAATCTTTAATAGATTTGAAAATAAATATAGCAAATATTTTACCAGTAAGATCGAGCTTGTCAATTATAGGAACTACATTTGAATCAATTTCACAAGGTGAAGCGGTGTATATGCGCAACAGTGACGGAAAGCTAGGTAGAGCCGTTGCTAATTCAACCGTTGAACTAGCTACTGTTATTGGTTTTGCCCGTGAAACAAAATCAACAGGACAACTTTTACAAGCTTCTTTTGCTGGTATACAAGGAACAACGGGCCGCACTCCTGGCAGCATTTATTTTTTATCTGCCAGTTCTCCCGGCTCAATAGTAACGACTGCGCCATCTACTTCTTCTTACTACATCACAAGAGTAGGTAAGGCTGTGACCGCTACTCAACTTGCTGTGGAATTAGAACCGCCTATACTTTTAACATAGTGTCTAACTATACCCTTGATAATATAGATAATAAGGTAAGACCTGTGCAAGCATGACAACTAGAAAACCTATCGTTTTAATTTCAGGGCTTTTTGAGGAAGTAAATACCCCGACGGATGGACTAGATTTTGCTGGAAATACAACAACAAATTTAACAGAAGGTACGAATCTTTATTACACAGATACTAGGGCACGGTTATCAATTTCTGCTGGGAACACAGGAACTGGATATGGGTCTATAAGCTATAACAACAGTACTGGAGTACTTACGTACTCAGTGGTTACAGACTTAAACATTAGAGGTGCCTTAAGTGTAACTGGTGGTTCAGGGTTAACATACAACAGTACTACTGGAGCATTTAGTACAAGTGCTATTCCAAACTCTCAATTAGCCAACAGCAGTATTACTTTTGGAGCTACACCTGCTGCTTTAGGTTCTACAGTAACAAGTTTTGATATTACTAACTTAAAGACCACCGGACTTGAGCTAAAACACCCATCTACCAGTGCTTCCCACATAATAGCTGATTATGCGGGCATTCTTTTTACGGGTGCCGTAATTACAGTTGGCCAATATATTGACTTAGTACCTGCACAGCCGACCGGCGCACGTGTCATTACTCTCCCAGATGCAACAGGTACGCTTGCGTTGTTATCATCAATAAGTGTAACAAACTCAGGAACTGGATATGGGTCCATAAGCTATAACAACACGACCGGAGTACTTACGTATTCAGTGGTTACAGACTTAAACATTAGAGGTGCTTTAAGTGCCACTAACAGTGGTAGCGGTTATGGGTCAATAAGTTATAACAGTACCACTGGTGCTGTTACGTATTCAGTAGTTACAGACTTAAACATTAGAAGTGCATTAAGTGTAGCTGGCGGGTCAGGGTTAACATACAACAGTACTACTGGAGAATTTAGTACAAGTGCTATTCCGAACGCACAGCTTGCTAATAGTAGCCTCACCGTTGGTTCTACATCAATTGCTCTTGGAAGCACTGCAACTAGCATCACTGGCTTAACTGCTTTAACCGCAACAACATTAACCGCAGGTACTGGCGGGCATATATTTACTGGGTCGTCATCAGGAACCACTACAGTTGTTGCCACAGCAGCAGCATCTGGAACCTTAACTCTTCCAGCTGTTACAAGCACTATTGCTGTTCTAGGCTTAGCGCAAAGTTACAGTGCGGCGCAACGTGGAACAATTAGTGTCCTCACAAGTAGTTCTTCTATTACTCCAGACTTTGCTGTTTCTAATAACTTTTCTTTAACTTTAGGTGCAAGCACTACAATCCAAAACCCATCGAACTTAACTGCCGGACAAAGTGGCGCAATAGTTATTACTCAAGATGCGACCGGTTCGAGGACAATTGCATACGGTTCATTTTATAAATTTTCAGGTGGCACACCAACTGCTACAACAACTGCAAATGCCGTTGACGTACTGGTTTATTATTCTGAATCAACTACAAGAATAACAGCTAGACTGATAACAAACGTGACATAATAGATTATGGCAACTCAAGTACAACTAAGGCGTGGTACGACCGCTCAAACAATCGCTTTTGCGGGTGCGCTGGGGGAAGTCACTGTTGATACACAGAAACTTACAGCCATAGTTCACGATGCTATAACACTTGGTGGGTTCCCACTTTTACGAGAAGATGGTACTAACTGTTTACTTTCTCCCGGTGCGCTAAACAGTTGCGCTCTTAAATTTGCTAACAGCGTTAATACTGGTATTATTAGTCCAGTACAGGCTCAATTATCTTTGGTGACGAACGGTGTTGCAAGGCTTACAATAGATTCTTCAGGGAGTGCAACCTTCTCTGGAAACCTCACCGTTAACGGAAGTCTTAGTGTCGCTGGCACCACTACTTCATCTGACACTTTAACCTTAATTATTGCTCTAAGTTAAATGGCAAACACTTTTAAAAAAGATACAAAGTCAAGCCTTTTGACAGCTGATGTAACATCAAGCGCGACTACTAATATACTTACAGTTGGCGGCACTGCTACTCTTGTTATTCTTAGTGTTTTGGTTTCAAACAAAACTGGTAGCAGTGCGAATGCAAATGTATATATTTCTTCTGCAGTTGGCGATTCAGTATTTCTTATAAAGAATGGGCCAGTACCAGCAGGTTCTTCGTTAGAACTTGTACAAGGTAATAAACTGATTATAGAACCGTCAGATGTTATCCGTGCTAGCTCAGATACTGGCTCAGCACTTGACATAATGATTAGTTATTTGGAGCAAACATAATGACAACAGGACTAACAACAATTGGTGATATTGACATCCTGTACAGACAGGTGAGTTCTTTAAAAGAAGATATTAAAAACAAAGGAGAACTAAAAGAAGAAACATATAATTTAAAAATTACTGAAATAGAAAAACGCCTTCAAGATTTAGAATCAAGAATCTTTGAAGAACGTGTTCTTGAACTAGATAATTCTTCTTGGAATAACATTATTCTAAAAAGAAATTACCTTCTTAAATCAACAGACTGGACTGTTTCTTCTGGTTGCACTGTAGATCAATCTGCTTGGGTATCTTATAGACAGNAGTTGAGGGACTTACCACAAACGTTTTTCGGTGTAAAATTAAATNAAGTCCGGTGGCCAATAGCACCAGCTACTACTGGCCCGAACTCAATAAAAAATAAATAGGAACTGACATGCGTTATATAGGAAACACAACATTAACACCTGGCATAAGTTACCAACGTGTTGATAATATTGGATCCAGTTTTAACGGCGTTGCAACATCCTTTCCATTATTAGTTTCTGGTATTTCACCAGTCCCGTTTCCATCTAACCCACAACAGTGTTTAATTTCTGTTAATGGTGTAATTCAAAAGCCAGACCCAACCGGTGCGGCTGGTTTTAATTTAGTAGGTACGAACATAGTATTTGCCTCTGCTCCAACAGGAGGTTGGGCTTTCTTTGGAGTTGTTCTTGCTGGGTCTGATTTTGTTGCGGTGGGTGCTAGTTTTCCAGATGGTTCAAATAGTGCGCCAAGTATTACATTTGATAATGCACCTACCACTGGTTTTTATCGCAGCGGTTCAAATGAAATCAGTGTTACTACCGGTGGTATTCAACGTGCTGTTTTTGACGCCAACGGTAATCTTGCTATAGGAGCATCTGTAGGTAATACCAAAATATATGTACAGGGAACTGGAGCAATGAACATTGCAACTTTAACCGATGGGTCTACAATTACTCCTGATTTTTCAGTTGCCAATAACTTTACAGTCACTTTGACCGGAACACCTCGAACACTTGCCAACCCAACCGGCAT